TACATGCACTTATCTCCGGCCTTCACGCTCCGACCTCCTTGATGTCGAGCATCTGAACGATGCGGTGAGTCTTGCGGAGTTCTGCGTCTGCTTTGCTCCAAGCCTCGCGGGTGTTTTTGGCGTCCACGGTTACGACGGTTTTTTCGAGGCCGTGGCCGACGTAGGCGACGCAGTTGAATGAGGTGATGTTTTTCATGGTATGTTGTTCGTTACACCTCCACCATGCGCAAGCGCTTGCGCATTGCAAGCACTATGATCGCGCCGTAACCGAAACTTATTTCGGCGTTTGTTGGCTGTCGCCATGCTTTAATTTTGGGGGGAATTTCAGTTACTACCTCGCCGCCGTCATTTATTAGGCGATTTACATGAAAAGACAGCCTTTGTTTTAATGTCATTTGCATGATTCGAGTAGGGGCTTTTTTGTATCACTTAATTTGTTGCGGAATACTGCGGTTTTTATATATCTTTGCCAAGCGAACAATTGCAGGCATTCTTAAAGAATAACGAGATATTGACCAAGCCGAAAAATTGCCTGTCCCTATACTGACAATGGCGACGGTTAAAAGCCCCTTTTCGGTGCGCTCGCAAAGGCAGAAATCAAACTGTTCACGCTTTTCGCTAATCCAATGGCTTCCGATTATCGGTATTGTTTTCATTTGCATGATTCGTGGTTTTTTAATAGGCCCGAAAATGTAAGCAGGCTCATTATTAGGACACAAAGCAGGGTAAAAGCGGTTATCATTTCTTTCCGTAGGTTTTCGGCTTGGCTTGAAACTCAAACTTTACGCTCTCTAGCTCTGGGCGTAATTGGCACTCGGCGGCGAATGCGTTGAAATCCGCCTCCGCCCATAGTGGCTCACTTTCAGACCAATTCGCCGCCACGGTGTTCATATGATTGTAAAGGATCGTGTTTTTTGCGGCCTTATTATCGCAATCAATAACGCACAAACGGAGGGCTAGCTCCTTTTTTATATGCTCCATCTTTACATCGGCTTCTTTCATTGCCTCGGCGGTTAGCTTGCGGCGTTGCGCGGCCTTCTTCTCCGCGTCCCGTTTCGCTACGTTTTCGGGTAGGTAATACCCACTAGCGAACAAGTCCTCAATTGCCTTAGCCTCCTCTGGTGTTGTTGGCTTATAGCTCAAACGCTCCCCCGTGTAAGAGTATTCCTTGTCGGTTTTCTCTTCCAGCCATTTACGCAGCGTGTCAGCTTCTGCTTTCCATTGTTCAATGAATCCCAGCTTCTCAATCTGAAATTTCATCTCTGCATAGTTGCGCGGCTGCGCAGCTATTAAGGCGTCAATCTGCGCAGGGGTTGCACGCAAATGGCCTGTCAATATCTCGCGGCATTTCTCGCGGCTCTTGCCGTCCCGCCCGCTCCCTCCGTGGTATTGGTTGCCTAGTCCATCAGCGAACAAACCGCAAAACCAATAAAATGCATTGCTGAAAGCGTGCATTGGAACGCCGTCGGATTCTGACAAATGCATGGAGGCCAAAAGGCGAAGCTCGGGAACGTCAGGGAACCGCTTGAGAATTTCTTGATGGGCGCAACCGCCGAAAGAGTCCACCCAACGCCCACGAGATAGTTCCTCTGCGGAGCAAGTGAGGGAAAAATGCGAATGCCCATTTCTACATTCGTCATTTAGTGACGCTTTGACAGTGACCCGCTCGCGTGGGGTGTTATGGGTGAACGTATAAGTCAGGTTATTGGTTTTCATTTTGTCTGTGTGTGTTTCGTTGGCTGAAAGTGTAGGCCGTTGGCTGTCAGGCCTGGTTGGTTGTTTGGCGTGCGTTAGGCAGAATAGAAACCCACGACTTTCTGCGCCGTCCTGTTTTCTCAAAAACGTATCTGCTGGCGCTATCATTAGCGCGGTCAAGGTCGCCCCACAGTCGCAAACTGCCGTTGCGGTACTCCCACCATTCCGCTTCGGCTTTGGCGGCGTTTTCAGCCGTGTATTCCCATGTTGACGCTTGGCTATTAGCTATGGTGCCGTTGGCGTAGGTGTTTTTCATATCTTTATATATTTGGTTTGTTTCGTTGCTACTCCTTCACAGTCTCAAATGGTTTTTCACTTGCAAGCTATTTTTTTAACTTTCTTTAAAATAACCCTGTTTCTCCTCCCATAGCTTCGCACCACCTACGCTTTCAAATGGCGTTAAATCGCAAGCAAACGACATGGGAAGGCATAAAAAAGCCTCCCATTTCTGGGAGGCTTTGTGGTTACGATTCGTTGTGCGAAAACCAATTCCTGGGAATCTCAATACCCCTAGTAAGCCGATAGTAAATGTCCCCAATGTGTTTAACTCGAAACGTGGTGTGGATTGAGCCAACTCCGCCGAATGGTAGCCAAGTAAGCGAGATCAATTCAACTTGCCCCTTCGCGTCATGGTGCGAGCTAAGCCGAAACGGAACGTTCGCAAGCGTAGCGCCGTCAATGTGTGTAACCTTTGGCGTAATTTCGTATTTCATAGGTGAGAACACCAAGCAATCACACCAATCACACCAAAGCAAGCTCAAATGTTTCTTTTGTCTTCATTTCCTTATTTAGAATCATTCCAATTAAGCTATTATTACCAGCTCGTTCCTTTGTGTGTGTGATTGGCCTGTAGATATGGCTGTAGATAGGCATGAGATAGGCTGTAGATAGGCTGTAAGATAGATTCACCCCTTAATATTCCCCACACGCACGCGAGAGCATCGAGCTGCGCCTATGCTATTCTATTGGATAGGCTGTAGCATTCCCTCCCTCTATTGTTCCGGCATGGGGGGAGGGGGTTGGTAGGTTGGGTGGGCAGAAGAATTGCGATAGGTTAAGTAGCTGTTAAAAAAAATATCCTTTAGGCCGTCCTATTTGCGGTTGGTTCTATGGGTGATTGCTTTGGATTTAAGAGGTTTTTGACAGTGTTATGGGGGTAGATAGGCTGTAGGTTCTGGTGATGTAGATAGGCTTTAAGGATGAGATAGGTTAAATTGCTTGTGGTTGGGTATTTGTAGAAGTCTTTTGTTTAACTAGAAGTCTTTAGTTGGCTAGAAGTCTATTTCTGAAAATAAAATAAAAATTTTTAAGTGTATGATGTGAGGTTAGTTGAGTGGTATTTTCTGATAATCTTTTGAAGAATTGTCTTGACTTTTTGAATTTGCGTAATACAATCGAACCAACGCGAAGCGGTGACTGTGTAGGTGAGATTGGATTATAATACGGTCTGGCGAGCGGAAGCGGTAAGCCAGTGGAATTGTTTTTATGTCTGTTTTTTGACGGAGTTGGCGAATGGAAGTTGGTTGGTTTACGGAAGGCATAAAGACTGCTAACGGAGACAAACAACGGACATAAAGGCTTAAGGATAGTTGTGTCTGTATGGGTAGGAGTGAAATAAGTGAAAATAAATCTTGACTATCTTAGGTTGGCGACTAAAGATTGAATTATGGATGCCGAAGACTGCCTGCTGCTTATTAAACAAATCATGGATTTAGGTGATTCCAATGCCAAGCTAACTGCTAGGGTTGAATCACTCTCTAAGGAGATTTTACGCTGGCGTGACGCCAATGCTTCCTTGCAAGCTCGTATGGATGCGACTAGCGTGCATAGCGAGACAAAGGCACTACAAATGGCCAATGCGTCAATCTACTCACTGGAGCGAGATCTGGATGGACATAAGAAAACAATCCTTGAGCTTGCTGACGAGTTGAACCAATTGAAGAAGCGAGATTCAGTTGATGTTGAACTTAAATAATTATGGACTTACGGCAATTTGTGAATGATAGGCGAAAGGAGATTGAAGAAGAAGATGAAAAGCGAGAGCGTAAGAGTCCTAATCGCTGGTGTGCTCCAGAGCATCGGCGTATAGCTGTTAGCATGGAGAGGGATAGTAAAGGCAACCTGTTGCTTAAATGGCGAGGGTTGTGGGATAGGCCTGTTGGCGTTAAACAAAAGGAAACTAAATGAAGCAGTTTATTCAAATTTCTTTAATTGCTGTAGTTTCATTTTTTTGCATTACAATGCTTGGTATTTTGGTAAGTAATGTATCCGATGACAGGAACAATGAAGCATACATTGCTTGGTGTAAGTTAACCGGGCGAACTGATATGACTAAAGAAGAACTCTTTGCCCTTAAACGCAGGGGCCTTCTTAATATCTATTACAAAGTAGATAACCAATTAAATAACAAATGAGAGACGAAGATGAGGTTCCTTCGCTAAAAAAGGTAAGGAAAGCTACGGCTAAGTCTATTGCCACAATTGGGAATAAGGATCACAGGCTGATTGAGAATCATAGTCCTGAGAAAGCTAGGGATGTGATTGAGTTCATTGCAATGGGTGGGCGTATTAGGGATGCGGTAAATAAGTTTGAGATTGATCCTAAGACCATTCGCCGGATTCATTCAGACCACAGGGATGTAATTGGACTGTTCCGTGAGTACAATGCTGGTGAGGCTTTCCTGTTGAAGCAGCGTACACAGGCATTGATGCACAAGAAGCTGGATATGATGGAGGATGACGAGGAACAGGTTAAGAAGACTAACTTGCGTGACATTGCACAGGCAGCAAGCATGATGGGTGAGAGTTACCAGAATGCCATTGGTGAAGGTGCGAATAAGGCTGTTACGATCAATGTCGGCCCTACGTTTGAGGACGTGCAGCGGCACTTGGCCGAGCTGCGAGCAAAGATTAAGCTGGAAAAGAATGTTACGGAACCACCAATTGAATTAACTTAATGATTAACGATCTCCCAATTCGTAAGCCTGTTGAAGCAAAGCAAATTGTTCCGTCCTTTGGGATTGGTGAACGGATTTGTTTCAATGATGGAGTAAATGACATTGCCTATGTTAGTGGCATCATTGTGCGTGGTGCTGGTGTGTTTACCTACCTTGTGGCAGAAAAAGGCGTTGAGACGGAGGTTAGGGAGTACGAGATTTTGCCTTACGGCGATGTTTACAAGGTGAAAGAATGTGATGATGCCGAGGATGAGGAGGATGACGAGTAATGCTAACTTGGGCTAGACACGCCATTTTACAGCCTCCTAGCGATGAGGAGCAGCTCCTGATGGAGCCACAGGACTTGCTGGCCTATTGGAAGAACTATCATGACGTTATCAAGCGAGCTGATGATGATCCTTATCGCCATGGCTTTGTTCTGGATAACTGGAAGCGAATGAAGGAATGCTTCAATTATGCAAATGAAGTTCTTGCGCTAGGTGGCAACCGTGCATCAAAAACATGCGGAGGTGCTTGGTTAGTAGTTAATTCCGCAATGTCTAACCCCAAGAGTTTGATAGTGTGCTTCAGCCAGAACGCGGAGTTAAGTGTGCTAGTTCAGCAAGCGGCAGTGTATAAGGCGTTGCCACAAGAACTTAAACAAAAGACACTAGGACAAAATGAGTATATTTCATTCACTAGCCAGAACGGATTTGCTGGTTCTGGTTTTATTTTGCCCAATGGTAGCCGTGTGTTGTTTAAGACTTATTCGCAGTTTAGTCAAAATAATACGGTTCTCGAAGGTATGGAACTTGGATCGTATGAGCCTACTGGCGTCAATCTTGGTGCTTGGTGCGACGAGTACCTTGGCGGCCCTGAGCTTATCAACACTTTGGTGTTCCGTCTGGCTACTCGTAACGCAAAGATGCTCCTGACGTTTACGCCGATTGATGGGTACACGCAAACCGTGCGTGACTACCTAGAAGGCGCAACAACGCTTGAGACTAAGAAGGCAGAAGCACTAAACAACATCGAGGTGCCATATGTCCAGAAGTCTAAGAACAAGGATGCTTACATCATCTATCTGCATACTAAGGATAACCCGTTCTCAGGTTATGAGCGCGTGTTGAAGGAGGCAAAGGCAAAGGACGTTGAGTGGATTAAGACTCGTCTTTATGGAATCCCTACTAAAAGCATTACTAGCCTTTTTCCTCGCTTCGATGCTAAGATCAATGTGGTTAAGCATGAGGCCATACCGAAGAAAGGTGTCACACGCTATCTCATCATTGACCCTGCTGGTCGCAAGAACTGGTTTATGGCGTGGATTGCCGTAGATGAGAGTGGAACGTGGTGGGTTTACCGTGAATGGCCTGATATTAACGTAGGCGCATGGGGGCAGTGGCGCGGAAACAAATGGACTGCTGGTGAAGGCTGTAAGTCGTTAGGTATGGGTATCAAGGACTACGTTGATTTGATTAACAATTCAGAGGTAGGTGAAACCATATTTGAACGAATCATTGACCCTCGGTTGGGACAGGCTAAATATAGCCATGAGCGCGGGCAGTCGTCCATCATTGAGGACTTGGCGGACAATGGAATCATTTGCCATGCCGCACCGGGCTTGCATGAAGATGACGGATTGCAATCGCTACAAAGCAAAATGGCGTGGGTGCATACAAAGCCGATGGATGCCATTAACCGACCGCATTTTTATGTCTCAGAGCGATGCGAGAACATAATTTGGGCTTTGCAGGAATACACTGGTGCGCAAGGGCCGGATGAACAGGCTAAAGACCCTATCGACGTTTTGCGCTATGCTGCAGTTAGCGACATTTACTATGCCGATCCTACTAGCAAAGCAACTAAGTCACGCTCTGGTGGCTATTAAGATAGATAAAACAACCTAAACGATCATTTTAAGCATTTTATGAATTACGAACTAATGCTTGGCGACTGCCTCGAACGCATGGCCGAGATACCTGACGGCTCCGTGGATATGGTGCTTACCGACCCACCATACCGAGTAATAAGTGGGGGAAATAAATCAAACACTTCACTATCAAAGTCGCTAGGCGGAAATAACGGGAGGATTTTCAAGCATAACGACATATCATTTTCAGAGTGGATGCCGATAGTGTTCAGAAAGATGAGAAAGAATGCACATTTTTATGTGATGGTAAACTTTATGAACTTGTTTGATGCGCGAGACAGCGCAATTAACGCAGGTTTTGAAGCACACAACCTGTTGGTATGGAAAAAACAAAACACGACAGCAAACAGGTGGTATATGAAAAATTGTGAATACACTTTGTTTCTCAGGAAGGGAGCGGCGTTCTCAATAAATAACAAATCGTCACAGACCGTCCACGAGTTCTTGAACCCTGTTGGACTTAAGGTTCACCCAACGCAAAAGCCCGTAGAACTTATGGAGATGTATATAACAAACTCGTCTAACAAGGGGGACATCGTTCTTGACCCATTCATGGGCAGCGGGACGACTGGCGTAGCCTGTGCGCGGGCCGGACGGCGATTTATCGGAATAGAACTCGACCAAAACTATTTCGAGATTGCCTCCGACCGTATTAAAACAGCAGCAACCATTTTATGAAGGTACTAATTACTGAACTAGCAAACGAAATTTGCGTCTCTGTTAACGAGATTATGGTTTTCCAGCAAACCATGTCTCCCGATCTCTATACGGGAGTTGGAAAACGCACTTGGTTTACCATTGAAGGCGTAAATGAGGTAAAAAAGCACTTTACTGGCCCTCATTTTGACAGTCATATCATGTCTGGAATTGTTTTGGGGCAATGCCGCAATCCACGCTTTGTTTACGCAAAGATTCCTAACGTAGAGGGCAAGGTTGTTGTTAAAATTCCGGCACGATTGTCTGGAAAGTTGGATAAAAAGCGTATTGGCATAGAGAAATTGGTGCATGGCGCAGAAACGTCCTATCAGTGGGTGAAAATTGACCAAAATGCTAGTGTTTTCTAAAGACGCTCTGTAAAACTAATGGAAAATAAAACTCACGAGTCGCTTACCTATGTATCGAAGGAGCCTGATGTCCTTACATTGCGTAAAGCGTATGAATCAACAGCACTTGAACTTGCGTCTTACATCGACTTGTGCCGAACAAGCTACGATGATCGCCGTAACTACTGGGCGGGAAAAAGCCGTGACTTGCGAAAACATGGTAGCGATGCTTTTCCGTGGGAAGGTGCTGCTGATACCGAGGCGCACGTTATTGACGAGCGTATTAACCGTCTCGTAGCTCTGTTTATGTCTTCGCTCAATCGGGCGAACATTCGTGCTTACCCAACTGAGGCAACAGACATTCCGCGAGCAAAGATTGTTTCGTCGTTTATGAAGTGGATGAGCACTAGCGGCTACATTCCTCGCTTCAAACGCGAGATGGAGCTTGGTGCCAACTACCTGTTGGAGCGCGGCCTTTTAATTACTTACGTTGGCTGGCACCGTGAAGACCGCACCTATCTTCAGCAGTTTAATTTGGAGCAAATTGCTCAGGTTGCTCCTGATGTAGCTCAAGCCATTCTTGCTGGAAATCAGGATGACGCAGTAATTGAAATGCTGAAGAAGGCATTTCCTACGGTGCAGGATAAGCGTGCTAAGAAAGCATTGGCGCAACTGCGCAAGACAGGTACTGCTGAAATCCCGATTGTGCGTCGTCAAATTGATGCGCCAATGGTCAAGACGCTATCCCCTGATGGCGACTTCTTCTTTCCACCTTACGTTACCGACCCTCAGCGTGCACCTTATTGCTTCTGGAAGACGTTTTATACGGCCCAAGAG